TCGGCGATCGGGCGCGGAGAAGTTGCGGCGTCGCGGATTTCGGCGGCGATTTCGCGGAGTTTGTCGGCCTGAGCGGCATAATCCGCACGCATCGACTCGCGGATGACGTAACGCTCTCGCTGCATTATCCACTCCGCAACCCGCAGAACCCGCACATCCAGCGCCTCGGACGCGCTCGCGGTGATGCAGTCGGGGATGCGGATTTTGCTTGGGTCGTAGCCGGGGAGGGTGGTGAATGGATGGGTCATTTGTGTTCTCCCGCAACAAACCGCGCCGCGTCCGTGATGGCCGCAATCAGGGCGGCGCACGCGTCAGTTGACAGCGCAACGCCGGTCTTTTCCTCGGCCTCGGTGACCTCGATGAAAACACCAGCCGTCGAGACCTCGACGCTGATTTCATCTCCGAACTTGTCGATGATTACGACTCGCGCGAACTCGCTCACGTCCGATCCCCCAACGCCCGATCAATCAGCGCCCGCATCTGCCGCAGCCACTGCTCTGTCACCTCGATATCCAGCCCGCTCTCCCTTTTCGGGCCGCAAAGCCGGTTGCGGGCTTCGGTGCGGATTTCCAACATCGTGATGTCCGGGCGGTCCGGGTCCGGGAACAGCGCGGTTGTGACGGTTGCCAGCGGGTTCGGGTGGACCTCGAACCAGTCGGAAATGGACGACTGCGTCAGCCCATCCAGCACGCCCGTATCGTCCATGTGGCTCGGGTCCAGCCGAGGCGCCACGCCCGCCACCCGGTCGCCGATGCGCCGCTGGTAGGCGTCCAGATCGACCGCAGCGAGGCCGGCGGTGGCCATGGTCACCAGCGTCAGGTCAACCGGCGGGGCGACGTTGAACTCGGCCTGTGTCAGAGCCGCATGAAACCGCGTCGCGGCGTCTCGAAGGTCGGCGGCGGTGTCTACGTCGGCAACGACACGCAGATCAGCGGCCCGTTGCGTGGCGGCGCTGGCGATTGCGGAGACAGCGCGGCCGAGGGTTCGACGGCCCGGGATGGCGTTCATGACCGCGCCTCCCGGGACAGACGCAACCGTTCATCCGCCGCGACCATGCGCCGGCCGATTTCGGCGCCGGTCGCGTCCAGCCAGGCAAGCATGGCCGGCGTGATGGGGGCAAAGCCTCGGCCGGACGGGGCGCGGTCGCGGTCGGCCTCGTGTTCCATGTAGTGGTGGCGGTCGGTGCCGCTGTCGGTGGGGTAGATGCTGAGGTTGGGCATCACACGCCCTCCACTTCCGCCGTATCGACGCCGCGCGCATCGGAGGCCGCGAGGCACAGGATTGCGGTTTTGTGCCGATCCCAGAACCGCCGGGCGCGGGTGCCATCCATGCGGGCAATGCGCTCGTTGTCGAACGCTTGCCATTCCGCAATGGAGTGCAGTTCGCAGCCGATCTTGATGTGGTTATCGAAGATCAATACCGGGTATGACAGACCAAGGATTTGCAGTGGCGGGCGGGTGATCGTGATGTCGTCACCGATCTTGGCGCCGGCCAGATAGGCGCCGGCCAGATAGGCGCCGGCCAGATTGGCGCCGGCCAGATTGGCGTCGGCCAGATTGGCGCCGTCCAGATTGGCGCGGGCCAGATAGGCGTCGGCCAGATAGGCGTCGGCCAGATAGGCGCCGGCCAGATAGGCGCCGGCCAGATTGGCGCGGGCCAGATTGGCGCGGGCCAGATAGGCGTCGGCCAGATTGGCGCCGGCCAGATTGGCGTCGGCCAGATTGGCGCGGGCTTTGACGGCCTTTTTGACGGCCCAGCCCAGTTTAAACTGCACGGACATGCCGAGGAATTCGGCGGACAGCTCGCATTCGAAAATGACCGCATCGGTCCAGCGGTTTCGGATTTGGATGCGCTCGGGGGTGGTGGGGGTGGGGGGCATCGGGGTGGTTCCCATCGGGTTTCGATGGGATGGATTATGCGGGATATCTCCCGCACGTCAACCCGAAAAGCGGGACCGAAAGAAGAAAAAGCGGGATTGGTCCCGCCTTGGTTAGTCGGCTACGCGGGAATGCATTGCTACAAAATCCACCGCTTCGACCTTTTTGGCCGGGATCAGGCGGGCCTTTGTCTCGGCTGCTCCCCGGATCGCGATGCCCGCCCCGTCGTTGTCCAGCATGATCCCGACCACGGCGCCGCCATCCACAAGCGACACGCGCACGAGGTCACCAATCGCGGCAGGCCGGCTCGGGTCCATATATAGAATGTGACCGGGGCGCAGGATCGGCGCGTTGTTTTCGTCGGTCACGTATGCCGCATATGCCTTGGTCCGGCCCGCAAGGACGGATGGCCGGTGAATTAAGGTCACGGCTTCCGGCTGACCTATGGCGTCCATTTTCCCTCCCACGCCCGTCCATAACGGTAAATCACGAGACGGCGCGGCAGAGAATAGCAGCGGCGGTTGCATTTGTGTCAATGATGTTTCCGATTTTCCAGCATCCGCGCTCCCTTCGACAATCCCCAGCCTGTCACATATTTTCTGCCATCGCAGGGCGCTCGGGATAACGCCGCGCCGTATGTCACGGATCGCGTCGCGCTTGCCCAACGCGTCCAGCGATGCTCGCTGGTCCGTGATATCCAACCGCGCCAAAGCCGCGTCTATCAGGGCCGTCAGACGCGCGGTGCGCGCGGGGTCGCGTGGTTTTGACATTCGGTGCCTCCTGCCTGCCCATTGCTAGCCTCCCATGTCCCGCGCAAGCGGGATGTTTCCGCCCCAAAAGCGGGATTGAAACCGTTGACGAGCGGGATATCTCCCGCTATCGTCCCGCATATGAGTTCAACCCGTGACAAGCTGCTGACCGTCGCCGCCCGGTATGCCGAGTATTCCGGCCTATCGTTGGCGACCATCTCAACCCGTGCCTGCAACGACGGCAAGGTTCTGCCCCGATTGGTCGAGGGCCGCGATGTGAACACCCGCACCTTTGACGGCGCGATGGCGTGGTTCGCGGAACGCTGGGCTGACGACTGGGAATGGCCGGTTGGGATTGAGCGGCCCGTGTCGAAGTCGGAGGAAGCCGCCTGATGCCCGTCTACATGATCCGCGCGGGCGAAACTGGCCCGGTCAAGATTGGTCACGCCGGGGACCCGGAACAGCGTCGCAGCGAATTGCAGGTGGCCCATTGGGAACGCCTCGCGATCATTCGACTGTTCGTTGGCGGGATGGATGATGAGCGGGCACTTCACGTCCGGTTCTCGGCGCACTCAATCCGAGGCGAATGGTTTTCATTCGTTCCCGAGATGATGGAAGACGTTGGGCTTGAAGAAATTATCCGGGCGCCGGTAGCCAGCAAATATCCCCCCGAACTCAAGCGGGTACTGGAAACAGTCGGTGGGCCACTTAAGCTCGCCCGCGCCCTTGGTATCGGCGCTTCCGCCGTGACGCAGTGGACCCGAGTGCCGCCGCGCCATCTACCGCGCGTCGAGCGGATCACAGGTATCCCTGGCCGGGAGCTTCGGCCGGACCTGTATCCGAGGGACGCCGCATGATCTTCAACGCCATCCTCGCGGCCCTCGGGTCCCTCGGCATCGGCGCAATCCTGATCGTGTGGTTGGCGCTGTGAACCCGGCGCTGCTCGCCCTCGCCAAAGCCGGCACGCCATACGACGTGATGGCGGCGGAACTCGGCTTGTCGCGCGGGACCGTCGCCATGGCGGTCTATAGGGCGCGGAAGGCCGGCGTGGATATCCCGTATCGGGCCAAGCCGCGCGCGAAGGTCAATGGCCGGCTGTCGTTGCACCAAGTCGCGGAAATCTGCGTTCGGGCCCGGCATGGCCAGAAGGTGAAGGTGATTGCCGAGACGATGGGTTTGCCGGTCGGGACCGTCGCAACGCGGATGGCGATGCTGCGGGCCGAGGGGCGGTTGGAATACCGCAACAATGTGAGCGGCCGGTGATAACGGTTGCCGCCCTGTATTGGCCCCGCACGCGCAAAGCCAGCGCGACCGCTGCACAGGCGCGGGCGATGAAGGCGGCTGGCGTTCGTGTGGCTGAGATCGCGCGGCGGCTGGCGGTGCCGACTTCGACCGTGCGGCGTTGGGTGCGGTCATGACGAATAGCCGGGATGTTTTGCACACAAGAGTCCAGGCTTCGGCACTGGATGCCCGTTGTGAGCAGGCTCGGGACCCGGCTACGGCCGGCGTGCGCGTCATGGTGGCGGTGCGTCGGTCCCTTATCCCCGCGCGCACGGGGGGTTATCCGCGCGCAGTTTCTCCCCGATCAACTACGCCGGCCGGGTTCGCTCGGCCGGCGGATTTTTGGGGCGGATGAAGCGGGGGTAACCCGCGCATGATCGGAAGGATGAACGATGGACGACTACCTACAATTCCTGGCCGAACGAACGCAGACCGGGACCCGCGACGGGTTCCGCCCGACGTTCTTCCCGCCAGCGATGAAGGACTTTCAGTGCGACCTCACGGAATGGGCCGTTGAAATGGGCCGGGCCGCACTGTTGGAGGATTGCGGTCTCGGCAAGACCATCCAGCAGCTTACATGGGCTGAGAACGTGGTCCGACACACCAACGGGCGCGTTCTGGTCATGGCGCCACTGGCGGTCACGGAACAGACCGTGCGAGAGGCGGAAAAGTTCGGGATCGAGGTGCATAACTGCCGCGATGGTATCCCCCGGCCGGGCGTGAACATCACCAACTATGAGCGGCTCCATCTGTTCGACGCCAACGATTACGTCGGCGCCGTGTGCGATGAAAGCTCAATCCTCAAATCGTTCGATGGCCAACGCCGGCAGGATATCACTGCTTTCATGCGGAAGATCCGATATCGGTTGCTATGCACCGCGACCGCCGCGCCGAACGAATACACCGAACTCGGCACGTCATCCGAGGCGCTCGGGTATCTCGGCTACATGGACATGCTTTCCCGGTTCTTTAAGAACAATCAGGGGAACAGCATCAAGCCGAATGTGATCCGCCATCGCGGCAAGAACTTCCAACAGCTAGACGACAACGCGAAGTGGCGGTTCAAAGGCCATGCCGAGGGACCATTCTGGAAATGGGTTTGCTCATGGGCACGGGCCGTTCGCCGTCCCTCCGATATCGGGTTTGCGGACGATGGGTTCATTCTCCCGCCGCTGATCGAAAATCAGCATCAGGTTGCGGTCGATCGCCCGCCGTCCGGGATGCTGTTCACCCTACCCGCCGTTGGCCTTGCCGAACAACGTGACGAACGGCGCAGGACCATCCGCGATCGGTGCGAGAAGGCCGCGTCATTGGTGACGGACACCGGGCAGCCTGCCGTCGTGTGGTGCCAGTTGAACGACGAAGGCGATATCCTGGAGGACCTGATCCGCGATTGCGTCCAGGTGTCCGGCAAGGACAGCGACGACGCGAAGGTTGAGAAGTTCAACGCCTTCCTGGATGGAGAGGCTCGGGTCCTGGTCACAAAAGGGAGGATCGGGGCATGGGGCATGAATTTCCAACACTGCGCTCACTCGGTCTCGTTCCCGACGCACTCGTTCGAGGAATACTATCAGGGCATCCGGCGGTTCTATCGGTTCGGGCAAACCCGATCGGTCGTGTCCGATATCGTAACCACCGAGGGGGAGAAGTCCATCCTCGCCAACCTCCAACGCAAGGCCCTCGCGGCCGATAAGATGTTCAACGATCTGGTGGCGTATATGAATGACGCCATCGCGGTCGATCGCTCAATCGAGTTCACAAAGAATGAGGAATTGCCGGCATGGCTGTAATCGACCAAGTTATCAGCGACCGCTTTGCCATTTACAACGGCGATTGCGTGGAAGTTATGGCGCGTATTCCAGACAAAAAGGTTGCGCTATCAATACATTCACCGCCATTTGGCGGCTTATTCCAATACAGTTCTTCTGACCGGGACCTTTCCAACTGCCTAGACTATGACGAGTTCTTCCGACACTACGAGTTCGTCATCCGGGAGATGGCCCGCATCACCATGCCGGGTCGCATGAGCGCCGTCCACTGCATGGACGTGCCCACCGGCAACACGGGCACCGATGGCTACATCGACTTCCCCGGCGATATCATCCGACTGCACCAGCGCCTCGGGTGGACCTACGCCGCACGCCGGGCCATCTGGAAAGAGCCGTTGGCAGTGCGGTTGCGGACCATGGCGAAGAACCTGGCACACGCGACCATCGTGGAGGACAGCGCAAAGGCCGGAGTGGCGGGTGCGGACTATCTGTTGGTATTCCGCCGGGCCGGCGAAAACGCGGTGCCGATCGCACATCCGGTGGGGCTGTTGGACTATGCCGGCGAACGCAAGCCGCCTGTGGAGGTTTTGAAGTATCGCGGGTGGACCGGGAACCAGATTGAGAACCGCTATTCTCACTGGATATGGAGACAGTATGCGTCGTCGTTCTGGGACGATATCCGCATCGGCCGGGTCCTGCCGTTCCACGACGCGCGCGACGATCAGGACGAAAAGCACGTTCATCCGCTGCAACTGGACGTGATCGACCGCGCAACCGTCCTATGGTCCAACCCCGGCGAAACGGTCCTTACTCCGTTCATGGGTGTGGGATCCGAAGTGTTCTCCCCGGTGCGGATGGGGCGCAAGGGCATCGGCATTGAGTTGAAGCCCAGCTATTTCCGGCAAGCGGTCAAGAACATGGCGCAGGTTGATGCGCCGCCGTCCGAGACGTTGGAATTGGAGTTTGATCCCAACGCGTTCCCGTCGATGGATGTGGAGGCCGCATGACCCTGCTACAGCGCCGCACCCTCACCTACCTCGCCACGGTGGACAGCGCGACGCCGGCTGATATCAGGCCGGTCGGGCCGTTTTGGAATGACGGATCAGCCAGAGATCATATGCGCGGCCTAATCGCCAACGGCCACGCGCGCAACATCTCCACCACCCGCCGTTGCCTCTACCGCATCACCCTAGCCGGCCGCCAAGCCATCGCACCGCCGTTGGTGTGCGTTGCGTGGGAGGACGGCCAGAGCGCGCCACTCAAGCCCGCTACGGCCGAGGCTTTGCGGGTTCGGTTGGAGGCGGAGATGGGGCCGGGGACGCATTGGTTTGTTACGTCCTAACCAAGTCAGGGGAAGCCGTGAAGGTCGAATACACCCCCGATCTGGCCCAACAAATAGACCCACGCGGCAACCTTGTCCGCGTGGGTGCCAGCCACATCGAGGTCACCATCGACCCGACGGTAATGGATGGATGGGTGGAAATTGATACCGACGGAGTTGGCGTGTCCGTCAATTCGGCAACATGGGACAGTATTATTGAGGCCGTGGAGCGAAAATGAACATCCCTAGGCGGCAAAACATTGAGGATACAGCTATCCGACAAGATAGATAACGCCCGCCACGGCACATCCTCATACGGCCCCATCGTCATGGACAACCCGACCCGCGATCCGTCCGGGGCGATGTGGGCACGTTTGCGGATTGCCGATGCCGCGTTCGTCCTTTGGGTCGACGACGACCGCCCGGCGCAATGGTGGGGCCTGATTGACCTTCCATCCGGCACGCATCTTGCGCGCATTAATACGAAAACATGGGTGCTTCAATGGTAGAGTTGAGGGACTATCAGAACGATCTTGTGACCGGCATTCGGTCAGCGTTCACACGATCCCGCCGCGTGTTGGCCGTCAGCCCTACGGGATCTGGCAAGACCGTCGTGTTTAGCTACGTCACCAAGGGCGCGGAGGCGAAGGGCAACAGCGTCATCCTGTGCGCCCACCGATCGGAGATCGTGGACCAGATCAGCAAGTCTCTCGATCGGTTTGGCGTTCGGCACGGTCGCATTCAGCCGCGACACGCCATGGCCACCGCTAACTGTCACGTTGCCATGGTCCAAACGCTCGGGAACCGGCTGGACAAAATACCGGCGCCTCGGTTGCTGGTAGTCGATGAAAGCCACCACTGCGTGAGTGCGACGTATTCTAAAATCCTGGAAGCGTGGCCCGATACCAAGGTCCTCGGCGTCACGGCCACCCCGAAGCGACTGGACGGAAAGGGCCTCGGGAAGTGGTTTGACGAAATGGTGATCGGCCCCACTCCGGCCGAACTGATCAAGGGCGGATATCTGGCAGGATACCAGTATCTGGCGCCGCCAAGCGATCTTGACCTTGACGGGATCAAAAGCCGGGCCGGCGATTTCGCTATCGACGCAATCGTTGAGGCAGTCGAGAAATCCACAATCATGGGTGACGCCGTAAAGCATTACCAGGAATACCTACACGGGCGGCCCGCTATCGCTTTTTGCGTCACCGTCGCACATGCTCAGATGGTTGCCGAAAAATTCCGACAGGCAGGATACCGCGCCGCATCGGTCGACGGCACGATGGACAAAGAAACGCGGGCCGAACGCATGGCCGGTATCGGAAATGGCGAGTATCAGGTTCTCACGTCCTGCGAACTGATAAGTGAAGGCGTCGATATTCCGGTTGTGTCCGGGGCTATCCTTATGCGCCCCACCAAATCGCTTTCGATGCACTTACAGCAGGTCGGGCGCGTGCTACGGCCAAAGTCGGACGGATCGCAAGCCGTTATTATTGATCATGTCGGGAATTTTGAACGTCATGGACTGCCCGACGCGGGACGCATTTGGTCTCTCGCTGACCAGCAGAAGACCATCACGCCGAAAACCGTGACATGCGATGCGTGTTACAAGGTGTTTTCGTCCGACAACCCGAAGTGGAAGGATGACGCGATTTGTCCGGCCGATCCGGAGGGCAAGGAAGACATTGAGCTACTGACGATTGCCAAACGGTATGACAAAGCCGGGAAAATAGACGACCGGCTTGCGGAAGCTGTTGGCTACGCTGCCACTTCAGAACGGACCATAGAATGCGCTCTACTTCCGGCCGGAGGATCCCCGAAACTGATACCTGATCAGGTCGAGGGAACACTCGAGATTGTTGACCCCAGACCAGAATGGGCGCGCGGTTCCAACATCGCGGCGGACCCGCTATCGTCATTCATGTTTCTTGCCGAGACCGAGGATCAGCTAAGGGAGGTCGCGCGGATGAGGCGGTATCATCCCAAGTGGGTCAAGCGCGTGCTGGCCGCGAAGTCAGAAAGCGCGGCCAAGCTTGCGGATCAAGAACGCATCCGGTTCGGCGAATGACCGAGACCGCAGACGTTACCGTTCCCGCGCTGGTAGCTCTGACTGCCCTGCCAGGTGCCATGTTCTGGCGGCAAAACACGGGCACATTCAGGACCATGGACGGCAAGCGCGTGGTCAAGGTCTCAGCTGATGGTATAGCCGATATCATGGGCTGCTATTGCGGCAAGGCGGTGGCCGTCGAAACCAAGACCGAAAGCGGGAGCCTGCTCCCGTCTCAAAAGCGGTTCCGCAAAGCGTGGCTTAGATCAGGCGGCGTCTACATCATCGCCCTGTCCGCACAATCAGCCGTGGAACAGGTCACGGCGCTATGAGCTACGCCGACCACTGGCGGGAGCATGTCCTGCCCAGGTGCCATCTGACGGCCCGATGGTTGGCGATAGGCGTCGTTTATGGGCACGGTCCCACGCTGCACCCGATCTGCTTTTCAGACGCCATTGATCAAACCATGGCGTTCGCCATGAAGTGGGGCGCGCATCGGCTGACCGATCCGGTGTTCCGCGACTTGGAAGAACACCTGGCCGCCTACATCCTATCCACCATCGACCAGCTAGAGGCACGCAATGTCCGGTAACTTTTTCAGCCTGCCCACCGTCACGTTCCCGGCGGTCATCAATGGCCACGATGAACCGCCGCTACCGGCTGATGAAAGCGACTACGGACAGATCAACGAGAAAACAGGTGGCAAGCCCGTCGTCGAAATCATTCCCCCCGAATTTGCGGACGATGCCCTAGCCCTCAATTTCTCGGCCGCAT